ATTCAAGGTTAGTTGCCGCGTCACCTAGAACAGATCCTACTGTACCAATACCCGCCGCTCCAGCACCTGCCATAGTCTTTGACTTAGCGAGAGGTTTCTGTGCAGTTTGTACGGGCTTTTGTGGCATTAAATCGCCACCTTCTTGCGAGGATAATGGGGCGTCCATTGCCCATAGAGCCGCTTCGGCAGTACGGCGTCTAGTTAATCCTCTAAGTGCAACTAGCTTACCATCAACACGGGCTTTATCCCATCTGATAAGTTGTGCAGGGATCTCTTGGTAGAGGCCCTTATTTAGTTTTTTAAGTAGCGTGGAAGACCTGAAGTTTCCCGCACCTAAATTAAATACAAAGGATACGAGTGCATCGTATTGGTGTTGGCTTAAAGGAACATTAACTGAGCTCCTTACCGCATTACCAGCGTCATTTAAATCTGCAATAAGGAATTGTTCACATTCCCCTACAGACGCCCTCATACCTGACTTAACACCTTTGCAATGTCCATATCCAATCGTCCACTTTCCAGCCGGACAGCGATATGCTCTTACATCACCTTCTTCAGTGACTTTGTGTAAGCCTTCAAATTTGCGGACTAGATCTATTCCGCTTTCTGATACTATTGTGGGGATCATCTTAAATACCAAAATCCTGTACTAATTGCGGCGGAAAGAACCACCCAAAATACTCTTTCGGCAACCCGAAGAGTAACTCCATTGCTGATGATGCTGTCTTCAACTTCATCAATCCTTCTTTCCAACCCATCTTGACGCTCTTCATTTTTCCCCATTCTATTGAAGATCGTCACCATTCTTTCTTCCATTCGTGCCAAAGACACTACAGCTTCCGCCAATTTGTCGAGTTTATCCTCAATTCTTGATAATCGATGTGTATCCATAGTGTCTTTGGTGCTCACTTATCTATTAGCGAGTAGACGAGTAAGGAGAAGCAAGACCAGAATACACTTGGGCTCGACCACCAGTGGTCTGTCCCATCATTGCATTAGATCCAGCGACGTATCCAAACTTGTCCATCTCCGCCATCATTTCATTAATATTGACAGAAGCATCATCAACTCGCTGTCCCGCTTGGTTAAACGCGGCGAGAAGTAAGTTGCCTTGTTGATCAATAGCACGAGCGACTTGGGTGCCATTATTCGTTGTACTATTTGTAATCAACCTTCCTGTCTCATCAAATGAATCGACTAGCGTTTTAAAGTTAGAACGAACATTTGCATCAATATCTAGAGACTGATCAGATAGAACCTTACGAGCCGTATCTAGACGATCAACAAACTCAGTACGCATATCCTGCGTTTGCTGAGTACCATCGTTAAATCCTGAAGTAATAGAACGAGCTACGTTAGCGAAATCTTTAGTAGTCGCCGCCGCATTGTTTTGTACTTCAGATTGAACACCAGATACGTCAGCACGGACATTTGAGAGCCCTTGTTGACTTGCATCTGAACTTGCCGCAATGCTATCTGATAGCTGTGCATTACCGCCGACAACTGCGTCTTGAATACGACCACGTTGTTGGTTAGCAATAGTAGAACTCTTATCAAAATCATTACGGAATTGATCAAGTCCTGTTTGCATAGCCGCTTGACGAGCCGCTGACTCAGTCTGTCCTTGTGCAAGAGCGGCGTAGTATGTATCTAAATTACCGCCGTATTGCTTAACAAGATCAGCAATATTAGCTTGTCCTGTCATAACATTGTCAGAAGTCTCTGTAAGCTGGTTACCGAGATTTGCACCTACATTAGTTACATTCTCGTTAACTCCACTAAAGCCTTCGCTCTGACCTTCTAGTATAGCAGTATCACCTGCGTATACCTGATCTGAAAGACCTGTGAAACCTGTGTTTAGTGTTTGATTTTGATCTGCAAACGCTGTATCAAGACCAGTTCCTAGCTCACTAAAGCGTGTGTCTACTTGACCGCTTAGATTACCAAAACCAGTATTCATGTTTTCGTTTACATTATTGAACCCTGTAGTCATTTGATCACCGTAGCCAGCCATAGTGTTACCTACAGTTGTACCTAGATCACCAATTTGTGTGCCTACAGTTGCAAAGCCATCATCTACGGAACCTTGAATTCCTGTGATGCCTCGATTTACGTTGTCGAAGCCATCATCAACATCGCCAAAGCCCGTGCTGATTTCACGCGAAAGATCACGCGCCTCGTCTTTAAAGCCGTCTTGGACGCCTCTTATGTCTGTCCGAATCGTGTCCTGACCACTACGCAAACCAGCAAACTGTGAGCTGTAATCTGGTGGTGGTGGAGGAGGAGCCGGTGCTGGAGAACTACCACCCATATAATTTACCTCTTCGTTTAATTGAAGGTTTGTTTAATCTCCGCCAATATATAGGACGTGGTTTGCCATATAGATCGACGTACTCTTTTTTTAGATCAGCTACCATTTTCTTGGCGTGACCATATGGAGCTATAAATTCTAAGCCCCATATTTCATCCCCTTCTTCCGCTTTGTAATCACCTTCTTGAATTACATAACGATCATCTAGGAATGCTTCAGCTTTCTCTTTTGAAAGAAACACCCAAGTAAATATTCCAATTACTTTAGTGGGATCTTCTTCATCATAGAAAAACCTAATTTTGTTGTACATCAGAGGGTAGATAAAATACTGGTAGAATTCTGCTACCGAATACCATCGATGATGTTCAGATTGTGCGAAAAGATATAAACCGTCGAGCACTGGCCCATTTGAGATTTTTTTCATAATAGTAAGTCACTTATAATAGTTTTCTTACTACATTGCTAGTGCTATTATTATATACCAGTTGTGACATTTACTCAAGCTCTATGGTTACTTATTAGGTATGTAAGCCCTATTAATGCGCCTATACAAAGCCCTACTAATACAGCTATTGCCAACCCTTCCCATATATTTTGCCAAAACCTCTGACGCTTATATACTTCCTTCTCTCTTTTCTTTCTTATATCACGGCGTAATTGTATCATTTCTTGATACACTGGTGTACCATATCTATACATAATCATGGTACGGAGCTCTTTTTCTTGTTCTGCTAACTTTTGCTTTGCAATTGTTGCGTTAAGAGCTTCTTCTTCTACACTACCTCTGTACAATAATTTCTTGTATAAAGGTGGGTTTTTAGCCTGTTCATTGGCGTTAGCTATATCACTAGCCGCCGTATACCATTTACCTAATTGCCCTGCTACATCTTCTAATTCACGGCCCGCGTTTACGAGTCTAACTACCCCTTTATACGCGGTTGTAGCGGCCGCAATAGCCGTTAAAACCTCCACTCAACCGCCCCCCTGAGTGTATCATTTGTTACTTCATCATTGCGTCTTCACCTAGACGCCATTGAAGTTCCTTTATTGATATTTTTATATCGTTTATGTCTTCTAAATTTGCATACTTGTACATGACAGTTTCCATACGCAATTGCATATCGTTAAGCGTTTTAAAGTTCCAACCCATCAGGGCGATAAGAATGCCCATAGCCGCTTGCATTAACTTTTGTTCCATTCAACCCCCCCAAGAGTTATTTCCCCATTTACCTTTTGGGCAACTTGTATTTTCTAATTTTGTTTTTGCGACCATAATGCAATTACATATTTTGCATTGATCCAGCAGTTTTCTGTAATCTTCACAAGATTTACAAATATTATGACGCCTTTTAGCTTCCGTTTTTTCTGTCAGATTCAACAATTTCATAATAATCTCTGCCTTGCTGAAAAGATCGAACTTGACGTTCCGCGTCCTCAGTAATCATATTAATTGGTGCGTTTCCCACTCTCTGCATAGGCATCTGCGTAGGGCAGTTTGGAATAAATACATAACCTACAGGGTAGCTTGTGGGGCTGAACGACATTGTTTTACCATCTTCTACTACCAATACTTGATATAAATCTGACTCAATAACCTCTAGATCAGGAACAAAAGAAGAGCATACTTCACAGTCTTTATCCGTAAACATAACAAGGGTAACCTTACCCTGTTCTTGATAATTTTCTGCTACCTCTAAGGCCTCTTTCCAAGAAACGTATTTCATTACACAAACCAGTCATTTGTTCCAGAAGTTGGTGCACAACAACGAATGCCAACTTCGCCGTAGCTGGGTACGAAAGAACCTAAACCAGACATATTAGAAGGTGATCGATATTGGTTATTACTTGAGGTTGCACCTTCTTGAATATAATACTGTCCACTACCATTTTTAGTAGATGTCCAAATCGCACGACTATCGTGAGAACACCCAGAACCTACCGAAGCACCATCTTCTAGTTCAGTTTTTGTACAAAGCCTTGCGCCACGTTTCATACAGGCGGCGGTTGCTCCGTACCAGTTATACGCAGAACTTGATCCTTGACTACAACCATTCCCTGATCCACTAATAAGAGTAGTTTCACCACCTGTATTACTAGACGCACCAGAACCAATGGTAGCCCCCCCCATCTGAGAAGCTGTTATACTTGTTCTATATTTTGGAGCAGATGCATTCGCAAAACTAACTAGAGTTTGAAAGGGTGTTATCTGCCCGTATATACTAGTGTACAAGGTTGCTGTACCAGAACTTGCATAACCAATAGTATCGTTAGGATTTGTAAATGCTCTTGCAGAAGTAGTACCATCCTTCCCGACTGTAACAACCATACTGAAAGAACGGTTTACGGTGTTACCCGTGCCATCGTCCGCAGTTGCAGTAAAATTTGATGTGGTGCTGGCAGTTACGTTTGTTGGATTACCACTAATTACGCCTGTAGAAGAATTTAATGAAACACCTGCGGGCAAAGACCCACTTGTAATTGTATAGGACACACTTTGCCCTTCAGGGTCTGTAGCGGATAATGTTGCATGAGTACCTGATGTTATGTCATTTATTGTAGCCAAGGTACCTGCGGTAGTTGACCATATAGGAGTGGCGTCAATAGTTATTTGATCTTCTAATATGTAAGAAAGACCTGATCCATTTATAATTTTTACATCAAGGGGCTCGGCTGTTGATCCAGTTAAAACATCCCCACCTGAATAAGTAATTGTAACTTGCGAATTACTATTGCGAACTGAGCTAGTCGGATTTTTTGTTGTTCCATTAGCATCAACTAAAGTAGCGGTAACTCCACCATCAAAATTAGCACCAGTAATAACAAGCACCTGTGACGTATCAGTTTCTTCAAAGTTTGTTACATTCGTAGATGTAATTAATGGTGGGGCAGAGATACCTTGCCATCCGCTAGAAGTGTATTGCTCTAACTGATCAATAGTTGTGTTGAAACGAAAGTATCCTACGTTAGGAGAAGCAGGGCGTTGAGCCGTAGTTCCCGCAGGTACATCGAAGTGTCCTATGCTTGTATTGTCTTGATCCGAAACCAATGCTGGGGAAATGGTTCCTGTACCACTGCCACTAAGAAGGCTCGCTAAATCTCTTGCTTTACTCATTTGTTAACTCCACCCAACCCGCAGTTTTCGGATCGTTAGTATCATCTTGATATAGTTGTTCGTTCCATTCGTAATCACCAGAACCGTCGGGGTGCGCTACAGGAGCTTCCCACAAACAAGTATCCTCATTCAAAGTCCATGAATTATACAAATTAGGTGGAATAAATGCGTCACGGTCTACATCCCAAGTGTACCCAATTCCTGCGTAATTCTTTCTAAATGGAGTTCCATCGTCTGGTACTCCTGTATCTGAATTGTAGTGAACATTCCCCGAAGTATTATATGAAGTTTGTATCCATTCTCCGGGAGAAGTATCGACAAATGTATCGAAAAACTCAGTTTCAGCTACGATAACCTGAGTGACGATACCATCTACGACTTTTGCATAATGTGCCATATCGTCTCCTTATATTTGATATCTAATTACCACGATGCCAGAACCACCTGTTCCACCCGGGCCACTTGCCGCTGGGTGTGTTGCTCCGCCGCCACCACTGCCTGAGTTAGCTGTCCCCGCAGTTGCTTTAGTTGATACTCCGCTGTTAGTTACACCTCCAATACCATTGGCTCGTGATCCAACATTGTAATTACTGTTTTCATTACCGCCCATACCACCTGCGGCGTAATAAGTATTAGAACCTGTACGGTAGTTGTTAGTAGCACCTGCACCGCCGTTACCACCTAATTGGCTACCACGAACATTTCCATTTTGACCTGCGCCACCTTTGCCGCCGCCACCGCCGCCACCGCCGTTGGCACCCGTACCACCTGAGTTACCTTGGCCTGATGTACCACTAGAACCACCGAAGTGTATCTGAGCACCTTCACCACCACCACCAGATCCACCACTGGACGCCGCCGCCGCCGCCGCTGATGCACCACGTCCACCACCAATAGAGGTAGTAGAAAAGGCACTTGAGTTAGATCCGTTTACCGCGACTGGGGCACTATCACCGTCAGAGCTACCGAGGTGACCAGCACCACCAGCACCGATAACAACCGAATAGCTTCCTAAGTTTGCTGTGGCCTGAGAAGCTTGCATACCTCCAGCACCACCACCACCAGAGTTATCGGCACCACCGCCACCGCCGCCAGCAACAATTAAAACATCAACTGTCTTAGACCCAGAATTAACTATAAAAGAACCTGAACTGGTAAATGTATGAGATTTATAAGTGTTACCGCCGCTGGTATATGTATTTATAGTTCCGCCTTCGGCCGAAAATGAGTTGGACATTTGTATCCACTCGGTGCCGTTGTAGTGAAGTACAACATTTTCTGCATCATTGTAATACATCTGGCCTTCTACAGGAGAAGAGGGCGCAGAAGTTAATTTAGGAATATAGAAACCGTTGTTATCAATGCGTTTATTAGTACCTATATTCAGTTGTGTGGCTCGCGCCGTACCTTCGACGTGTAGTAATTCGGTCGGGCTCGTAGTGTTTACGCCAAAATTTCCGTTGTGATCTAAGGTAGCACGGACAGTACTATTTGTGCCAAAGTGTAAACGAACATTGTTACCGTGACCACTACCACCCATCACATACGCAGAGTTTTCTAGAGTACCAGAATAGGAAGTTCCAGCGGAACCTTCGGAACCGACAGACAACATATGATGGCCGCCATCCTGAGTAAATCTTACTTCTCCGTGATCGGCTTCGTTACTATCATCTGTATCGGCGTTGATGTTTAGAGTTACTGGGCCCGTACCTTGTAGGGTTGCAATACCGTCAACGGTTAAGCCGTCAGTCGTTATAGTTCCAGTGTTATTGATATTACCCGTACCAGTAATATTATTGCCGTTCAGGTCTAGGTTACCACCTAACTGTGGGCTAGTATCCGCCTGTAAGTCAGTAGCAACAGTAGCAGGTTCAAAGACCCCTGATGTGGCGTTGTATTGAAGAAATTGCCCGTTTGTAATACCTACTTTAGTTACATCGTTTGCCGCATCAATATTAAAGTTAGAAAGCTCAAATGTACCGTATGCTATTACTTCAAGAATATCTGAAACTGTGGCACCTGTGGTAAGTACAATCGATGTACCATTGGTTGCAGTAAAGTCAGTACCATTAACAAGTTTTACACCGTTAAGGAATACATCTAGGTACCCAGAATCGTACCCTATAGTGTTGCCGCTGTCATCCGCACCACTAAATGTAGTTTGGTTTGCTGTGGCAGTGAACTTAAAGCGGTCAGCCGTTCCATTGACCGCAGAAGCCGCTGTAGTCCAACCAGCCGAACCATATACCTTCATAACATTTGTGGCTGTATCGTAATACAAATCACCTAGATCTAAGGCTGAACCGTCTGGGTCTTGTGTGGGTGCAGTACCTAGTGGGCCAAGATAACGATTATTAAAGTCAACCACATTTGTAGCCGCTGTAGTAACGTCTGCCGCAATACCTGCAACAGTAGTCACATCAGAATTTATACCTGCTACGGTGTTAACATTAGCAATATTAGTTGCCGCTGTATTAACGTTAGCAATAGAAGTTGCCACCGTGTTAACATCCGTGATGTTTGTTCCAACAGTATTAACATTAGTAATATTATTGGCTACTGTTTCAATTTCAGAAACAGCTTCATTTAAATCATTCGCCGCTGTAATAACATCCGCAATATCATTTGCTACGGTGTTAATGTCTGCGATGTTAGTAGCGACAGTAGTAATGTTAGTGTTGTTCGTAGCCGCTGTAGTTACATCGCTTGAGATCCCCGCAACCGTCGTTACGTTGCCTGAGATACCCGCTACGGTAGTAACATTTGCGTTAATGCCTGAAACTGTAGTTACATCACTAGATATACCAGATACAGTAGAAACATCCGTGCTAATACCAGCAACGGTAGTTACGTTAGTATCAATACCTGCGACAGTATTAATGTTTGCAATATTAGTAGCTACTGTGCCTACATCAGCTTGAGTAGCCCAATATTTAGCACTATAATTAGTACCATCAACAGTACCACTTGTTTTAACAGCCCAATCTTGAGCCAATTGCTCGGAAGCCGCCGCATTAGTTTCACTAGTTGCCGCGTTTGCTTCTGAAGTAGCCGCCGCCGCCGCTGAAGCACTTGAAGCTGTAGCAGATTGAAGAATTCCATCAACGTATCCCTTACGAGCGAGATCATCGTCCGACGTTGGATTTGCTGTAGTTGTGATTTTATTAGAACCTAAAACAACGCTACCTGTCATTGTTCCGCCAGCTAAGGCAAGACGGGTATCTCGTTGTCCGTCTACATAGGTTTTATGGGCCGCATCAGTCCCAGCGGTAGGGGTTCCAAGACCAGTAATTTTACTGTTTGTCATGGCTAAAGCACCTGTCATGGTGTCTCCAGCCTTGCTTACCTTAGTATTAATTTTATTGTCTAAGGTAGCATATGCATTTGCATCATCATTCAACGCATCTGCTAATTCATTTAGGGTATCAAGAGCTCCCGGTGCTCCACCAATTAGGTCATTTATAGCTGTATCAACATACCCTTTATTAGCCGCATCAGCATTAGCTACTGGGTCAGATACATTAGAAATTACCGTAGATGTAACATCTAGAGTCCCGTTAATTGTAACATTATTAAAAGTTGAACTACCTGTTGTAGCCGTGATATTACCTGTCAGATCTCCAGTTACATCTCCTGATATATCTCCAGTGATATTTCCTGTGAGGTTACCTACAACATCTCCTGTCAAATCACCCGTAATTCCGCCAGTAGCAGAAATAGTAGTGAAATCACCTGTAGAAGGTGTGGTAGTTCCTATGGCAGTATTATCAATTGCACCCCCGTTGATATCAACAGTTGCCAGTGTTGCCTGACCAGTAGTTGAAAGAGTGGTAAATGAACCCGCTACCGCTGAGTTTGCCCCAATAACTGTGCCGTCAATTGAGCCACCATCAATGTTAACTGTGTCGGCAGTTAAACTGTCTACAGTAGCTACTCCATCAATATATAGGTTGCGCCATTGATTTGATGCAGATCCGAGATCTACGGCATCGTCAGAAGTTGGAATTAGATTTGTACTAATTGTGGCATTAACAGTTACATTATCAGAACTTGCATTACCAAGAATAACGTCACCGTTTAGTGTAGCTGTTCCACTTGCGTTTAAAGTAGTAAAAGCACCCGATACGGCAGTAGTTGCACCAATAATGGTATTATCAATATTACCTGAATCAATATCTACACTATCGGCATTTAACTGATCGATCTCCGCCGTACCATCAATATACAGGTTTTGCCATTCTTGAGTTGTGCTACCTAAATTATATGTAGCATCAGCGGAAGGTATAATACTTGAATCTACGCGAGATATAAATGTTACAGTATCTGTTGTAGCATTACCAAAGTTAACGTCACCAGCGGCATTAAGAGTACCTGTTACGGCAAGATCTGCATTCGCCGTAAGATTGCCGCCAAAGTATCCTGTGCCAGTTGTCGTATTATTTCCAGACTGAACCAAATTGCCAGTAAGGGTAAGATTACCCCCAATAGAACCATTACTAGTGAAAGTAAAAGTATCACCACTAACATTGTCGATATGACCTGTACCATCAATATAAATATCCTTAAATTGGTAGACAGACGAACCGATGTCCACGGTATTTGAAACTTCAGAAGTAATTCGGTTATTAGGTGTTATGGCTAAGGCTTCTGCCCAAACAGCATTGTTTACTGTATTAGTTACACAAAAGAATACGCGGCCAGTAATTGCGTTAAGCCAAATAGATCCCGGGGCATAGCCATCATTAAAATCATCTGACGTTGTAGGATTTGATGTGGCCTGTGAATTGTTCTTACCACCAATACCACCATGAATTGCTGGCAGATAACCTGTGATAGAAGTAGTCAGATCAATTTTAGGTGAATTGCCACTAGAGCCATCATGGGAGTGCCCCGAAGATGGATCAAAAGCCGCAGATAATTGGTTAAACTCCGCGTTTAAAGGCGGAGCCGTAATATTAGATCCGTTTACAATATCTGCTACAGATTGTCTTGTGTATCCTGCCATTTAACGTCTTCCCGCAATACTGAATTCAAATACCACGCCCTGAATACTATAAGGGTCAAAGTCACCCAGCGTCACAAATGTAAGCTGAGTGGCGTAACCAGAGCCTTGAATTGAGGTGGTCACGATTGGTTTTTCGTTACCGCCGTAGTTAATGTTAACCCCACCATAATTAATATTTCTTCCCTTATAGCGAACAGGGGCCCCTTGAGATTGTTGTGCATATGAAGATGGGCGGCTAACTGTGGGATCATCCCAATCGTAGTTAATAGCCATGTTCAGAGTAAAAGGGCCTTCTGCACGAACAAAGGTATTTACTTTTCTCATCGTCTTACGAACTTCAGTATCACCGAAGTCATAATAGGGTGTACCGTAGATAGCTAAAATATCGTTACCATCAAACGTTGTTCCCACTTCTTGTTGATAAATTTTACCATTATAATCGCCATGTAGGACGAGTTCTTGTCTATTTACATACGCAGATGCTGTAGCACTTGCTCTAATGCCTATTAGCTCGCCAAACTCCCAACCTAATCGCTGGTCAGCGGATCTTAGCCCACCAATAAACCCATAACTATCTGTAGTGTCTGTATCCGCATCTCCTACAAAATATCGTAATTGAGACTTGGATCTAATCACTACACCTACAAGAGAATCTAAATCGTAATCTTTAGGTAAGTCTGTGAGTAGCTGTTGAATAGGTTTAGAAATTGTTTCTAATTCTACATCACCAATTCTGGAAGTTCCTGCCACAGGACGTAACCCGTCAGGGGCTAAAAATACCAGATCACCACCAATTTCAA